AAAAGCAATCGCGTTATCAGTGCGCTGATTCAGCAAAGATTGCTCAACCGCATGGGTGGATATACGGGTAAATGAGTACCCGTCCATCATTTCAATTGTTGCGTCACCTCGGGTGTCTTTGGCAACCAAAGCAAACGAATTGCCAAATCGAGCCACGGAGAAAGGAGCGCCGCAACCAGACTGCATCATGGTTCCGGGGATGCGCTGGAAGGGAAATCCGGTCAATCCAGGGACAACCGTACCCACATCCGTCCAGACTTCCGTGGTGACTTCCTTAAGCAGATAGACCTGTCGGCGGTCCACAATCAAACTCACAATATCGTCAGGATAGCCGTTTGCCGATCCGTAGTACGCATTTGTACTTAGACCCGAGTTCAGGTCAGTACAGCCCCAGTTATAGGTTCCGGGCTGGTTATAGATGTTATACCCATCCACAGAATCGACCACGTTTGCACCCTGCCAAGGTCCGTCCGTAGAAGGCAAAGTCGTGAAAACGTTTGTGCTGAAATTGTAGGTATAACGGTTTACACCATCAGCCAAGAAAGCAATCAAGCCCGTGGCGGTCTGGTTGTCAGAGATTGAAACCGGCCCAGATGAGGTCGTCAAGGTTCCAACCTTGGTGGCGACCATGCTGGTGTTGATCTTGTAGAAAGACGCACCAGAAACCGCGACAAAATAATCCCCTCCAGACATGGTAAACAATGCCCGGACTTCGGATAGCGCGTCCAATGTTACCTGAGTTTGGAGGCCAGGTGTCGGATAAAGAGCAACAATGCCCCTCTCGCCCTGCGCTTTGGTAGGGTCGATTTCAGCAAAGAAATTGATGGCCTCCTGGTCATCTTGATAGATTGACGGGGAGGTGTACGAGGTTCCGACAAAACCAAAGTCAGGCATAAATCCTCACATGAAGATAAATCATCTGAAGCCCCCGTCCATTATGAACCCGGCATCTTTAGCCTTGCCCATCATAAGCGAATCAGGATAACGTGCAACCTTCGGCGGCTGCATATTGATGCGCTTGATTGTGGCCTTGGACTGAGCCGCCAGACCGTTGATCATGGCAATCTGGGTAGTATTGGTTTTCCCGTACATAGGCATCATGCGCTCGGCAAGACACCACCGCAAAGCCATATCGTAGCCTTGGGGGAACTGGATTTCGTCCGTCAGCGTGCCAAAGTTGCGGAAGATCGTCTGGGTAAACAGGTGAAGCTGACCTTGCGCCGGGTTGGGATAACAGTAAACCGTTCCCAAAAGTTCAGATGGTTGGTAGTAAACAGCTTTCGCCCAAGGCCCGTTCAGGGACTTGATACCAATGCCCTCATATTCTTCAAGGCTCAGAATCGCCACAGGATAGTCCAAATACCCACCGGCAATATTAGACCCACCCTGCATCGTTGCAACGCGCACAAAGGCCGATTCGATGGTCAGAGGACGCTCATAATAAGCATTGATCGTGGTGCTAGCAGCAGTCATGTACTTACTGAGCAAGTACGTTCCTGCCTCATTTACGTTTCCACCAGCCCCAGACTCAAACGCCACAATCCGGGTTCCTGCGGTGATGCCGGTTCCGGTCAGGGTCATGCCTTGCGTAATCGCGCCAGCAGTGATTGAGGTCACCGTTAGGACGTTTCCTGCGACAGAACCAACAAAAGTCGCCCCAACTGATCCACCAGGACCAAGAGTGTACTGAACCGTATTCTGGACAGTGTTAAACACAATCTCAGTCCGGTAAAAGACCATCATGGACTCATTGGACCACTGGTCAATCATCCCGTTGAGGAGATCAAGACCGTCCTGCGCTTCGTCAGCCGTTGGCACTTCACCAGCGGCAACAGCGCCAATATCCTTCATTGCGCGGGTGATGATGTCAATCGGCTTGGTCATGTCAGTCCTTTATTGCGCCCAAGGTACGGGCACATTTTCAATTTTTGGCTGTTCAATTTCAGCAATTTCAGCGTCTAGCATGGTTTCCATGTCTGACAGTTTGACATTGTTTTTGACCATTGACGACTTAACCCAATCAACCACCACATCTTCTTTTAATTGATCGTAGGAAATAAATCGGCTCAAATCGTCAGTTTCAATTTTTTGAACACCGCAAGTTGATACTGTTGTTTTTCCGTTCGTTGCAATAAAACGCCAATACGCTGAAAAAACCACGTTTTGTTTTCCGTCTAATTCAGGATAGCGTTCAAGGCGCTCAATTTTTAATATGTATGTGTTTGACATGATTTTTTCATCTTTCCATGTAAGCCAAAGCAATGTGCAAACCACCGGCTGGAATAGTAACTGCGCCAGAAGATGTATCAACTAATACACCAAAAAAATCACCTGGCTCGAAACTTACTTCATAAACGGTTGAAGCACTTGCGCCGTTAGCATCACTCAAACTGACCGCTAATCCAGTATTTACACCATTTTTTCGAACAGTAATGGTGTAAAGTAATCCAACTGGTCCAGGCAATGTTGTTGCTTCAGCCCAAATTCTTGATAGTGTAAATCGACTTGCCACTGGCATCCTAGCTGCGTTATTTGACGCAAAAACCAATCCTGTAGATGGTTGGACAACTACACCAGAGCCACCTGCAATACTTGACGCATTTGCAACAAATATTTGATTCCCACTATTTGCAGAAGGACTATACGCAGATTTAATTACATAATCATTTGAGGGTGCATATACTGATATATTGTTGCTGTTAATGTTTGAAGGCAACTGAATCAAACGATGGCGCAAGCCACCTTGAATTCTGATTGGTGCGCTTGCTGAAGTAGCAACGCCAGAACGGTTAAATCCAATTGATGGTGACTGAATAGTGCAAAACAATGAATCAAGCAATTCAATCCCATGCCCTGTTGACGCTGGATTAGACCCATAACCGTCAATAAAACAATTTCTAAACATTATGCTGTCAGCCGTATTTAAAGTGACAGCGTTCACACCACCACTTGTGGTGTGGTTCAAACCTACACGCTCCACCCAGCATTCTTCAAATGTGCTCAATTGCGGAGCATCTGTTGGATTTCCTGAACCATCACAAACAATGCCTTGTTCGCCCAATTCTTCAAAATCGCAATTGATAAAAGTGTTTTGACGACCAGATGTGTAATACAAACCAATATAATCGTTTGTGATGATTCGCAAGTCAATGAATGTGTTGACGCTTGGGCGAGTTGTACCGCTATCGCCATTTTTTATATACAAAGCAATATCTGAACAATTGCTAATTTTTATAGTCGAAAAACGGCAGTGCAACACATTGCCTTCAATCAAAATTCCTTTGACGCTGGCCGTTCCAGTATTGCCATTCAACTGGAAATTCTCATAAACCAGGTTTTGCGCCAGCGAACCCACATACATCAAATTATTGCCGGTGTAACCACTACCAGCTTTGATAATTGAAGCATATACACCTTCACCCAAAACTGAACACTGGCTTACATTTAGTTGTTGTTTAACAATATATGTTCCAGTTGGGATGTAAAGCGTGCTTTGACCATTTGCTGTTGCGGCAGCGATTGCGGCTTGCATAGCGGCTGTATCATCTGTTACACCATCGCCTTTAGCACCATAATCCAAGACGTTAATCAACGCACCTTGGATCATTGAATAAGATACTTTAGTCAAAGACATTTTTTATCCTTTACGCAATTGAATTTAATTGCTCATCGGTTGGTTTTTTTAATGTTGGATGATTCCATTCAAATATGTAATCCCCATTTGCATTGCCATCATTTCTTAAAAGAATTGAACCTTTATCTAAGTCAAAATCTTCTGGTTTTAGATCAGAATACATTGCAAGAAGTTTTTTATATAAATTCATTATGCACCTCTTACCAATACGCCAGTTAGATAAGTATATTTTTGTCCTGCTGCAATGTCACTTGTACCGACAAACGTTGCAAATACATATAATTCAACGTAATCCGTTGATCCATTGAAATAAACCAAACCGGAAACTGTTACTTGGCTTAAATTTACTGATGCGTCTTGACCTCTAAAATATTCAGAACCATTTTTGTAAATGGCGCATAAAATTCTAGTGTTTGTTCCGGTTAAACCAACCGACCCAGAAATTTGATAGTAACCAGCAACTGTTGGAGTAAATCTGTAATTGGTTGATGAATCAAAATTATTGTTGGTATCGTATTCTTCAGCATTTAATTGAACTTTAGTAAAAGTAGCAGTTGTTAACGATTGATTTGACGTTGTTCTATATACGCTAAACGCTGGGCCTGTATTGACAGCAACAGTAATAGCGCCAGATGCATTGGTGATTCCAATACCAGCGCCAGCCGTTAATGTGGCGGCAACATAATTTGTTCCATTACCGATTGGAATTTGACCGTTTGTTGGTGTTGTTGTTATTCCAGTGCCACCGTTACCAACGCCCAAAGTTCCTGAAACGTGCGTTGTAAGGCCAATCTTTCCCCATGAAGGGGCTACACCGACACCACCAGAAATTAGCGCATTTCCAGTTGCAACATCAGCAAGTTTTGACAACGCTGTGGTGCTTGAAGCATAAAGAATATCGCCAACGGCATAGGATGTTTGACCCGTACCTCCAGCGGTTGCTTTTAAAAACTGCGACCATTGTGGAGCCGTACCGCTGCTAGTCAATACATAATCAGCAGCTCCAATTCCCAATTTAGACAAAATTGTTCCGGTGGCATAGTAAGGCAAATCGCCAGCCGTATAAGACGTTAAACCCGTACCACCCTGAGTCGTATCTAAACTAGTAGACCATTGCGGAGCCGTTCCGCTACTGGTCATAATCGTTTTAGATGCGCCAATTGCCAACTTGGAAAGAGTTGTTCCAGTTGCGTAATAAAGCGTGTCCCCTGCTGTGTATGAAGTTAAACCAGTACCACCAGCAGAGGTGGGAACAGTTTTCCAACCAATCACCTGAACAGAGCCACCGTTGTCTTTGTAGAACAGCTTTCCGTCAGTGATGTTGATGGCGAGTTCAGACCCCAACGTGGAATTGGTTAGATTTGATGCAGACGGATTTTGGCTAGCAGTCGTGCTGCTGTAGATCAGAATTGGGGTGTAACCGGTTTGTGCCATGTTTACACCTTAGTTATATAAAACTTCAATTTTTGAAGTTGTTGGGGGTGCTTGTGTAAACAATAAAGTTGTTCCAGTTATTGAATATGTGTTTCTATTTTGATATACACCATTAATGTAAACAATAGAATAATTTGTTCCTAATGAGTTATTTGATAAAGTAAAACTTAAAGTAGAACCATTACCAACAAAATCATCCAAAAGATAAAAAGGCGCACCTGTTCCGCTTATATTGTCATAAGTTGCAATTAAAGTGTCAGAAGAAGTGTTTAGGACAAATTTATAAAAACCTGCCAACAACCAAATTTCACCCGTAGGAACGCGCCCCGCAGAATCCAAAATTATTGGATTGGAATGAGCTATGTTTCCGGCTGAAGTCGTATATGTCGTTTTTGGCGTTGATGTTCCAGCAATGTAAGTGTAAATTTTGCCGCCTGACAAAACATTGCCATCATTGTCAAAAAACTGCGCCGCTGCGCCGCCAATTGGTGATAAAAAAACGCTCATAAATTTTCCTTAAATACTTGGCGTGAAGGTTTGAGGTAACCAAGGAGCCACAGATTTAGGTTTGTCTAAGGCTTCTTTTTGAGCCTTTAGGTTGTTTTCAATCAATTGACCAGCTTCAGCCAGAACCCATTGGGTAACGTCAGATTCCGTCACTTCTGCAAAAGGCTTGTTTAAGACCGGATCACCAAAAATCCACCAGCCTTCAGTGTCTACGCCGCCAAAAGAGCAAAGATATTTCGCGGCTGTGATCAGCCCGTCTTTGTCCTCGATTTCAAGAATTTTGGTGTCCATTAGAAGGTTCCCCCTCCTGCTCCACCCGTTGCGGTAATGACTCCGGTGG